GCCCGACATGGTGCCCACCGAGAACGAGATCGCCATCAAGGACGGCATGGGCGGCATTATCCGCAACGCCTGGGGGCAGGTCGTCGCCTATCGCGTTTACAAGACCCACCCCGGCGACAAATTCCTGTGGCAGCGGCCGTCCGACCTCAAGACGGTGCCCGCCGACCGCATGATTCACCTCAAGCTCGCCGACCGCATCGGCCAAAGCCGCGGCGTATCGGTCATGGCCAGCGTCATCACGCGGCTGGAAGACCTTAAGGACTACGAAGAGTCAGAGCGCGTCGCCGCCAAGATCGCCGCCTCCATGGCAGCCTACATAAAAAAGGGCGCGCCGGACATGTACGAGCCCCAGGTCGACGAATCCGGCAACAAAAAACCCCGCGATCTCCGCTTCCAGCCCGGCATGATCTTCGACGACCTCGGGCTTGGCGAAGAAATCGGCACCATCGACACCAATCGCCCCAACCCCAACCTGCAGACCTACCGCGACGGCCAGCTACGGGCAGCAGCGGCCGGCGTCGGTGCCAGCTACTCCAGCCTCTCGCGCAACTATAACGGCACCTATAGCGCCCAGCGCCAGGAACTCGTTGAGCAGTGGGTCAACTACCAGGCCCTGGCCGAAGCCTTTGCCGCCCAGTTCGTTCGCCCACTGTGGGAACGCTTCGTCGCATTGGCACAGGTATCCGGGGCCATCGAAGTGCCGCTCGACCTTATGCCCGGCAGCCTTGACGACGCCCTGTTCATCGGCCAGCAAATGCCGTGGATCGACCCCCTAAAGGAAGCCGAGGCGTTCTCTGCGATGGAAGACCGCGCCTATATGAGCGGGCCGGAAATCATCCGCCGTCGCGGCGCCAACCCCAAGGACGTCCTCGACCAGCAGGCCAAATGGCAGCGCCAGAAAAAGGACGCCGGGCTCGAATCGCCTGCGGACAAGCCGTCCGCCGCGCCCCAACCCAACCCCGGAGACCCCCTGCCATGAGCGAGTGGTACACCATCCAGGCCCGCGGCCCCAAGTCCGCCGAGGTCTTCATCTACGGCGACATCGGCGAGACATGGAACGAAGAATCCGTTACCGCCAAGAAGTTCGTTGACGAAATCAACGCCCTCGACGTCGCCAACCTCACCGTTCGCATCAACTCCGTCGGCGGCAGCGTTCCTGACGGCTTGGCCATCTACAACGCCCTGAAGCGCCACAAGGCAACCGTCACCACCAGCGTCGACGCCCTGGCCGCCTCCATCGCCAGCCTCATCGCCATGGCCGGCGACACCGTCGAAATCGCCGACAACGCGCTACTGATGATCCACGCGCCGTGGACCGTTGCCATGGGCAACTCCGCAGCCCTCCGCGAAACCGCCGACGTCCTCGACCGCTTTGCCAAGGCCATGGCCACCGCCTACCAACGCAGCGACGCCACCAGCCAGGAAGACATCCTCGCCCTACTCACCGACGGCGCTGACCACTGGTACACGGCGGAAGAAGCCGTCGCCGCTGGCTTTGCCGACCACACCGTCGCCTCCATCCCCATGGCCGCCAGCATGGCCGCCAGTTTCAGCGCCCGTTTCACGCCACCCGCAGCCCGGGTAGTGAATCCCCCCGCGGCTGCCGCCGCTCAACCCGATCCGAAAGGAAAAGCCATGACTGAAAAAGTCACCCCTCCGGCGGCCGAACCCAACGCCGCCAAACCCAACGCCAGCGACGAGTTTTCCGCTGCCCTGTCCATTGACGTCGATGACGTCAAGGCTCAGGCCCTGCAGCAGGAAGCCACCCGCCGCAACACCATCAAGGCCATCGCCAAGCCCTTCATGCAGCGCGCCGACCTGGCCGCCCTGACCAACGCGGCCCTCGACGATCCTGCGGTTTCCGTCGAAACCTTCCGCGCCAAGATTCTCTCCTCCATGGGGCGCGATGCGCAGCCCCTGGGCGGCGGCCTGGTCATGACCATCGAAGATGAGCACGACAAGTTCAAGGCTGCCGTGGCTTCCGGCATGATGATCCGCGCCGGCCTCACCGCCAACGACAGCACCAACGAATTCCGCGGCTACTCCCTCATGGAGCTGGCCCGTGCGTCGTTGCACCGCAAGAACATCAGCACCAATGGCATGGACAAGATGTCCGTCGTGGCAGCCGCCTTCACCCACGGCACCAGCGACTTCACCAACCTGCTCGCCGACGTCGCCACCAAGTCCATGCTCAAGGGCTACGACGAAGCCGACGAAACCTTCCAGCGCTGGACCAGTGTTGGCAACCTGCCCGACTTCAAGGCTGCCAAGCGCGTCGATCTCAACACCTTCCCCAGCCTCAACGTGGTCGAGCCGGGCGCAGAATACAAGTACGCCACCATCGGCGACCGCGGCGAAACCATCCAACTCGCCACCTACGGTAGCCTCTTCTCCATCACCCGCCAGGCCATCGTCAACGACGATCTCGACGTCTTCACCCGCCTGCCGAACAAGATGGGCCGCGCGGCCATCCGCACCGTCGGCAACCTGGTCTATGCCGTCCTCACCGGAAACCCGACCATGAGCGACGGCGTGGCACTCTTCCATGCCACCCACGCCAACCTGCTGACCGCCGCCGCCCTCGGCACCGCCAGCGTCGACGCGCTGGATGCCGCCATGGCCAAGCAGAAAGACGCCACCGGCAACACCCTCAATATCGGTCTGGCCTACCTCATCGTGCCGCGCGCCATCAAGGGCACGGCCATGCAGGTCGCAAATTCCGAGTTCGAGGTCGCCAGCGGCTCCAAGGCCAACACCGCGCCCAACTGGATGCGCGGCGCCTTTGAAGTCATCGCCGACGCCCGCCTCGACGCGAGTTCGGCCAGCAACTGGTTCGGCGTCGCCAACCCCAACCAATTCGACACCATCGAGGTCGCCTACCTCGACGGCCAGACCGCGCCGACCCTGGAGCAGCAGGGCGGCTGGACGGTCGACGGCGTCGAATTCAAGGTCCGCATGGACGCCGGCGTCAAGGCCCTCGATTGGCGCGGTCTGGCCAAGAACCCGAACTAACCCAGCAGCCTGACAACGGGCCGGCAAGTCCGGCCCAGATAGGAGAAGATCATGAAAGGTTTTGTGCAAACGGGTGATACCCTCACCCTCAAGCCAACCGCTGCCGTCTCTGCCGGCATCGGTTTTCAATTCGGCACCGGCCTCTTCGGCGTTGCCGTCAATGATGTCGCGGCCAATGCCGACGGTGCCTTCATCTGCGAAGGCGTGGTCGATATTGCCAAGACCGCCGGCCTCGCTGTATCGGCAGGCGACCGCGTCTTCTGGGATTCGGCGAACAAGGTCGTCAACAAGACAGTGACCGCCCAGCAGTGCGTCGGCATCTGCGTGGCATCGGCGTTGGCAGGCGACGCCACCGTGCGCATCAAGCTCGGCCACTACGTCCCGTCGGCCACCTGATGAGCGTCTTGGGCGACATCGAGTCCGACCTGTTCGACGCCGACATCGGCGCCGAACAGGTTACCCACCAGCCAGCCGCCGGCGGCCCGCCCGTCACCGGCCTGGCCATCCTCTCCCAGCCCGGCAGCGACTACTTCGGTGGCGCCCTGGCCGGCACCGACTACGCCCTGCGCTACCCCACCGCTACCTTCCCGAACATCGCCAAGGGCGACCGCATCACCATCGGCCGCGCCGAGTACCGGGTGCGCGAAGCCCCCAACGAAACCGCCGACGGCCTCGAAGCCACCGTCCCCCTCACCAAATCGTAGGAGCCAACCATGGCCGCAATGTCCGACTACCTGGAAAACAAGATCATCGACTGGCTTCTGCGCGGCCAGACCTTCACCCCGCCCGCCACCGCCTACGTCGCCCTGCTCACGGCCGCCCCCTCCGACACCGGCGGCGGCACCGAAGTCTCTGGCGGCAGCTACGCCCGCGTCTCCGTCTCCAGCGCGCTGGCCAACTGGGCCGGCACCCAATCCGCCGGCAGCACCACGGCCAGCAGCGGCACCGGCGGCACCACCAGCAACAACGGCAGCATCACCTTCCCTGCGCCCACGGCCAACTGGGGCACGGTGACCCACTTTGCCGTCTATGACGCCTCCACCGCCGGCAACCTGCTCTTCTGGGCGGCGCTGACCACCCCCAAGACCATCAACAACGGCGATGCGGCCCCCAGCTTCGCCGCCGGGGCACTGACCTTCCAGATCGACAACTGACCGACGGCAATGGCGGGCGATAGCTACTCCTGCCCCAGTGGCGAGACGATTTTCGCCGGGTGCATTGCCCCGGCGGCGTCTGCCATCGGCATCACGGATACCGCCTACCAGCGCGTCTACCAGCGGGTTGGGGCGAGCAAATCGCTTCCCGTCGCCGGAACCTACAGCGGCAGCCCGTACAAGATCCAGGCGCGGGCCTGCCCGGCCGGCACCGACCCGGCGGCCGGCGCCGTTGCCTACCCCTGGCAGATCCTGGCGCTGAACCCGACCGGCGGCACCTTCGCCGGCAACATCAGCGTCCCCCAGGGCGACGACTGGATCATGCAGGTGCGTGATGGAACCAACCACGCGCTCTCGGCCAGCGGCACGCATGCCTTCGGCGTCGGCATCGTCATCGGCCTGCTCGGCCAGTCGAACATGGAGAACTCATTCTCCAGCATCTTCGGCTGGCCCCTGGGCTCTCCCCATGCACTGGTCAAGTCCTCGACCACCACCCTGCAGCGCATCGGCGCGATCAAGGACAGCTTCCCGCCGAGTACCCTGTCGCCGACCTACGTCTCCTGGGATTCCATCGGCAGCACCGATGTCCGTGACCACGGCAACGCCATCGTCATCATGGCCAACGACCTCGTGGCCGCCAACAACGACTGCCCCGTGGTGCTGCTGACCTATGCCGCGTCGGGCACGACGAGCGCCCAATGGCAGCCCGGCGGCGCCTACCTCAACGCCTTTTTCACCGGCCTGGATTCCGTCGGCGGCGATTGTGAGGCCGTCATCTGGCTGCAGGGCGAGACGGATGCCCAGACCGGCGTCAGCGCCGCCACCTACCAGAGCAACCTGCAGGCGATTTTCGACGCCATCAAGGCGCACACCGGCCGCAGCAGCGGCTTCCACTTCGGCACCGTCGTCGTCGGCCCGGCCATGGCCTCGGCGGGCGCCTGGGGGTCTGCCTGGGCGACGGAAGGCAACCTGGCTCCGATCCGCAAGGCGCAATTGGATTTCGTCGCCGCCAACGCCGGCGGCGGCGCCTTCCTGGCCGGCACGGACATCGACGGCAATCTGGCCGGCGCCTCGGCCGTGCACATCGACCAGACCAGCCTGTTTCGCCAGGGCCGGCGCTACACCGAAGCGCTCAAGCGCCGCTTCGCCGGCGCCGCCAACGGCATCGAAGGCCCGGCCATCGCCTCGGCCTCGCGCTCGGGCACGACCATCACCGTCAGCATCAACCAGCACGGCGGAACAGCACTACAGGACGGGGCCGGCGGCTCCGGCGGATCGCTCCAGGGCTTCCGGGTGTTCGACGGCGGCACCCCTGCAACGATCAGCAGCACCGCCATCAGCGGCAATACGGTGGTCCTGACGCTCGCCGCCACGCCGACCGGCACCGTGACGCTGGACTACGCCATGGCCAACGCCCCCTTCGGCAGCACCACCGCCGCCGCTGCCGTGCTCTACGACAACCAGTCCATCCCCGGCGACAGCCTCGGCCTGCCGCTGCAACCCCGTCAACTGCTTACCGTTTCCTGAGGACGCCCCATGCTTGGCAACTGGATTCGTCAAACCACCACCACTACCGGCACGGGCAACCTCACGCTGGCTGCTGTCACCGGGTTCCCCCAATTCACCGACCAGTTCAGTACGACGGAATATTTCTACTACGCCATCCTGAACGATTCGGACGGCACGCCCATTGAGTCCGGCATCGGGCACCTCTCGTCCTCGACCGTGCTGGTGCGGGACAAGGTGCTGGCCACCTACGTCAGCGGCACTTACAGCGACAACGACCCGTCGGCCGTCTCCCTGGCGGCGGGCACCAAGCGCGTGATATGTGCCATGGAGCAGGGGGGCGCCCAGCCCGTGGCGCCCAACATCAATTCCGTGACGAGCTACCGCCTGCTCTACCCGACCGGCTGGATCGTCGGCGGATCTGCCCCATCGGCCGCCGTCATCGCTGACATCGTCTATTACGTTCCGATACTGATTGCCTGCCCGCGCACCCTGGACGCCATCCAGTTCCGCGTGTCCTCGGTGGGGGCGGGATCATCAGTGATTGTCGGGATCTACAACTCCACCTTGGACGGAAAACCGAATTCCCGCATCGACCAGAGCGCGTCCATCGCCACCCACACGGCGGTCGGCGTCAAGGTCGGTGCCCTGACCAAGCGCCGTTACAAACCGGGGCTGTATTTCCTGGCCCTGTCGGCGACCGGCGGCACCCCGACCCTCAACCAGGGGAGCGCCAGCGGCCAGGTCAACCACATTTTTGGCGGCGACATCAACATGCTCGCCAGCATCGTGGCGTTCTACGAATCGACGACGGCCGGGGCGCTGCCGGCGACGGCGGGCGTCACCTCCGGTGTGCGCATGATCAATGAAACCCCGCTGCTGGCTCTGCGGGTGGCCTGACCATGTCCTTCGGCCTGTCCCCGTTTGGCCTGTCCCCGTTTGGCCTGGCGGTCGAGGAAACGGCAGGTGGCGGTGGCCCAGCGGCCATGTCCGGCGCCGCCGTGGCGGCGGCTGCCGCCGCGGGCGCTCTTACCACCGCCATCCGCCTCGCCGGCACCGCGGCGGCCGTGGCGACGGCCACCGGCACCCTGTTGTCGCTGCCGACCCTCACCTCATCGCCGCTGAAGAACAACACCGGCACCCTGCTCGCCAACGAGACCGGCGCCACCGCCTACATCAACACCGCCGCCACCAACGTCCTCGTGCTCACCAAGACGGGGCAGACGACGAACTCTTCCGGCGTCATGACCATTCCCGACGCCGGGCTCACCTTGGGCGCCAGCTACCGGGTCGTCTACAAGCTCGCCTCGGGGGCCGAAGGCATGGAAACCCTGGTCGCGTCATGAGCTGCCGCGTCGATACCGCCTCCTGGATCAGCGGCGCCTGCCTGGTCGGCAACCGCGGCCTCGGCGTGCGCGGCGACGCGGTGCCGAGCAGCGGCGATTCCGGTCCGGCGCCGCTCTATAACGACATCACCCTGCCGGCCGATGCCGCCGCCGAGGTGCGAGCCCTGGTCCTCACCCTGCCCAGCGCCGGCACCCTGGCCGTGTACGAGGATTCCAGCTTCGTCTTCGCCGGCGCGCCGGACGGCACCTATACCTGGACCTACCAGGCCTACAAGGACGGCGCCACCCTCGGCTCGCCCAACACCGTCACCCTGACCGTCGG